GCACCTTTCGTATGCGCTCAGGTTGTCCCCCGTGTTTTCCGGGCGTAGTGGTTGGTTCATTTGCGGGCGATCTGTTTGGTGACCTCGTCGAACTGGAAGTGATCCCAGTCCTCGGGTTGGTAGGCGCCGGCGTTGAGCTCGGCACCGGCGGAGTCGGTCGCGATCGGGCCGTTCGGGATGTCCAGCCAGGTCTTGGACTTGGATCCCTTCGACGCCGCGACGACGACGACCTTGTTCATCAAGAGCTCCTCGACGATGCCGGCGAACTCATGAGCGCCGGTCTGCCTGAGCAGGGGCGGGAGCTCGGATCGCCGGCGGTACAGTCCGGACTTGGCGTTCTTGCCCTCGTTGCTGTACGGGTGGCCGGCACGTGCGGCCAGGGTGATCGCGGCCAGGAGCCAGGCGTGGCGCTCGGACAGGTTGACCATGGAGTACGCGTCGTTCGCGGTGACGTCGACGAGCAGGCCTGACTCGGATCTGAGCAGGGTCTTCTCGCCCTCGTACATCTCGGGGTTGTTGGCCTTGAGCACGCCGAGCTTCCAGAGGGCCCCGCGCTTGGGCTTCAGGCCCATGCCGGTCATGCGTCGGTCGTAGTCGGCGCAATGCCAGATGCCCAGGACCGCGCGGAACGCGGCCGGCAGGGCCGAGGATCCGCGGATCGCGGCCTTCATCCCGTCGATGCCCCGGATAGGTTCGTCGCCCTGCTTGCGGATGTGGTGCGTGAAGATCGTGGCCGAGCCGAGCTCGCCGGAGATCTGAGACGCGAACCGGATGAACTCATTGATGACTGTGGCGCTGTTCTCCTCCCCGTGCAGGACGGAGTTGAGGGTGTCGATGACGACGACGTCGGGCTTCACCTGGCGGAGCATGTCCATGAGCTCGACCCATTTCCTGGAGGCCTTTGCCTCGCCGGTCCGGGCGTCGTGCTCGACGACGGCGAAGGATCCGCCGGTGTTGATGGTGGGCAGGATGATCAGGTCATCGCCGGCGTCGCGACGTCGCTGGCCGTTGGGGTCCAGGTCGTTGAGTCGGATGTGGAGCTCGTCCTGGTCGTCCTCGGTCGTGATGATCACGGCCTTGCCCTTGCGGGTGATGGACTGGCCACACCATTCGTCGGCCGGCTGGGGGCTGGAGATCTTGAGGGCCAGGTCAAGGCACAGGAACGTCTTGCCGGCTCCGCCTTCGGCGACCAGGAGGTGGTGCTTGCCGGCCAGGATCAGCTTCTCGACCAGGAACTGTCGCTTCGGGCTGGCGCCCATGCTCCACCGGTGTGCGGCCCAGGCCAGGATCCCGCCGGTCTCGGGCTTCGCGATCGGTGCCTCGGGCTTAGGGAAGGGGCCGTGGCCGGAGATGTCCTTGCGGACCAGGCCCTGCCACTCGGAAGCGAACCGGCCGGCGGGCCAGGGCGGATCCATGTGGGCCAACATCCATCCTTCGGTCGCGGCCTTCGCCTCGTCGATGGACATGTCACCCTTGCGGGCGACGTGGATGTAGTGGCCGGCCACGCGGGTGAATGCGGACCAGCGGGTCTCGCCACCCTCGGCGCCGGCGGAGACGTCGGTGGTCAGGACGTCGGACATGTCTCCGCCCTCAGGGCGGAACATGGCGCCGACCTGGGCGACCTTCTCGGCCAGGGCCCAGGGGCTCGCCGGCATGGCCTCGACGCGTGGCGTCTCGAGGATCGTGGTGCCGTCGACGAAGGTCTCGACGCGTACGGGTTTGCGCACGCCGTTCTTGCCGTGGATGGATCCGGCCAGGCGGATGGGCTGGTGTGCCCGGCCGTACGGATTGCCGTCGACGCCGAAGCCGAACTGGATGTCGGCTCCGACCTTGCGCGCGATCATGTCTCGGATCGCGACGACCTCCTGGACCTGGAGGTTCCGGACCGGCCAGTAGGCATGGCGCTTGGCCTTGCCTTCCTCGGTCGTGCCACCGGAGAGGACGACCATCATTGGTTCGCCCAGGTGCTCGGTCGCGTAGGCGATCTTCGCGTCGGTGTCGCCGGTGTCGAAGTCGGCGCACACAGTACGGAACACGTAGCAATTCTCGGCGGTGCCTCGGTCGGCCCTCAGGGTGCAAGGCACGACGAAGCTCGCGACGTCATGCTGTCCCCACCGGGACGCGTGATGGATGACCGAGCCGACGAAGGCCGGCCAGCCTAGGACCTTGGGCTCGAGGAAGATGTCCTCTCTGAAGACGCCCTCGCGGGCGGTGCCTTTCTCGCCGATGCCACGAAGGCAGACGAAGCCGTCGGCGTCGGTGCCGAAGAGCAGGCGCAGGTGTAGCTCGATCGCTTTCGCGTCGACGCCGTTGGGTGCGTCCATCAGGCGAGGCGGATGAAGATTGGCGTGCGGGATCCGACGTAGGCGCCGGTCACGTTGAAGGACATGTGCTCGATCGCGTCCTCTTCGGTCATGCCGTCGCGGACCCGGAGGATCTCGACGCACATGTCCCAGTCGTAGACGACAGTCGGTTCGCCGGACTCGGTGATGCCGATGATCGCGGCGTCGAAGCCGTCCGCGACGAGCATCTCGCCGTCGCCCTGGTCGTCGGCGAAGTCGTCGACGATTGCACGGAGGCGCTTGCCTTCGGCCTCGAAAGGATCGGTGAACTTGATCGGCTTCTTGCTTACTCTTTTCTTAGCCATGAGGGGTTGATGGATTGGGTGTTGGTGTTGGGTTGGGAAGTGGTCTTCTGCCAGCATCGCGCCTTGTAGTCGCAGAACTTGCAGTTGAAGTCGTCGGCGGATCGGCCGGCCTTGCCGAGCTCTTCGGGGTTGCCGGAGCTGACGATCCGGACGGCGCGGTCGATGTAGTCCTGGGCGTCGCGCGCGACAAGCGGGATCAGCTCGACGTGGATGTCGCCGGTGTCGCGGTTGAGACAGGTGAACATGCAGGTCTCGAGCTCGTGGTAAGCCATGTAGATCTGGACCTGGGCGTAGTAGACCGGCTTGCTCGCCTTGATCCCTTTCTTCACCGCGTCGCTCCAGCTCTTGTCGCCGAGCGCCTTGTTCTCCCACAGCATGGGATACTTCAGGCCGGCGACGGGGCCGGAGTGGATCACGCCGTCGAGGTGTCCCTTGAACTTGCCGCCGGCGTCGGACATGCCGATCTGCTTGCCGTCGGGTGCGTGGGTCTGGAGCTCGAAGCCGGCGAGCTTGAGGTAGTCGGCGACGCGCTCTTCGCCGTCGTGGCCCATGTCGAAGATCCGGAGGGTCTTGCCTTTGAAGTCGGCGCCCTCGTCCTTCTCGACCATGTGGTACTCGTAGCCGAGAGCGCGCTCGCAGTGGTGTCCGATCCGGGAGGCGCCGAGGTACTGGCGCCTGGCCTGGGACTTGTTCTTGGAGAGCATCGCCGCGTCGATGGACGCGACGATCGCTTGCTCCGTTGTCGTGGCCTCGCGGCCTTCGTTGGGTGAGAAGATCATACGGAAAGAACCTTAGCTCTGATGAGTTTCTCCTTGAACGTCCACGTCAAAAGACAGGACGCGCGGTATTTCGTCATCGAAAAATCGTTTGCCTGGCCGGACAGATAACGAAGCTGATCGTCGCTGGCCGGCTCGTTGATCCACCTCTTGGTCTTCCGGGCGGCGTCCCTGTCGCCGTGTTCCCGGAGGTAGTCGTCCGCGGAAGCCAGGGCCTGGAGCCGGTCGGTGGTCTTTGCCACCAGGTGCACGCCACGCTCGGCGTCCTTGCCGCAGACGACCCAGTGGACCCCGCCGTGCAGGATGATCGCGGCCCAGGCCGACATGGCGTTGGCCATGGTGACGACGCCCCAGAAGGTCTCCCACTGGAAGGGGCTGAGCTTCATGATCTCGACCTCGGTCATGACGAAGTCGGCCAGGGCCTGGCGCTCCTTCACTTCCTGTGCCCGGCGCTCGACGGCGTCGAAGATGTGACCGCAGGAGGGGCAGGTGCCACAGCCGGCGGGGATCTCCATCTCGCAGGACGGGCAGTCCTTGGTCATGCCCTTGCCCTTGACCGGCTCGAGGACCGGGTCGGTCTCCAGGCCTCCGTGAGTAAGCAGTGAATAACCGAAGTCCAGGACGACGCAGTCGGTCTTGATCACGCCGGGGTGTTTCTCCGGGTCGACCTTGCGTAGGCCTCGGCCGACCATTTGGATCATGGTCGACTTGTAAGAACAGGGCCGGAGCAGGACGACGCAGGCGATGGTCTGGCAGTCGTACCCCTCAGTCGCGATCGCGACGTTGACCAGGACCTGGTACTTGTCCTTCTCGAAGTCGACTAGGGCGCGACGCCTCTCGGTGTCGGTCATCTCGCCATGGATCTCGGTGGCCTTGACGCCTGCGTCGGCGAAGGCCTGTGTGATGTGTCTGGCGTGCTCGATCGTCGAGCAGAAGACGATGGTCTTGCGGTCGCCGGCCAGCCGGCGCCACTCCTCGATCACCTTCTCGGTGACCGCGGACTTGTCCATGATCGCCTCGACCTCGGCCATGTCGAACTCGGAGATCGTGCGCTTCACGCCGGCGAGCTCCTCGCGCAGTCCGCAGTCGATGACGTAGGTGCGTGGCCTGACCAGGTGGCCGGCCTCGATCAGCTCGCGGATCGAGATCACGTCGGCGACATTGTTGAACGCGTCCTTCAGCGCGGCCTTGTCACCTCGCTCCGGGGTGGCGGTGACGCCCAGGATCCGGACGTCCTTGTTCAGGAACCTGGCGCGCTCCAGGATCTTCTTGTAGCTGGACGCGGCGACATGGTGAGCCTCGTCGATCACGACCAGGTCCATGGCAGGCATGGTGTCCAGGTTGTCCGGCCGGCTGAGGGTCTGGACCATGGCGTAGGTCACCCCGTCGGACCACTTCTTGCGGTCCGCGGCGTAGATGTCAGAGGCCAGGTCCGGGTCGACGCGTCTGAGCGTGGCCCGGTTCTGGTTGACGAGCTCATCCCGGTGCTGGATCACGAGCGCGCGGAAGGGCTTGTCCTTCTTGCGCGACTGGGCGATCGCCGAGCTGAGCATGACTGTCTTGCCGGCGCCGGTCGGCGCCACGCCAAGGGTGTTACCCTTGTCGGCGAGCGCGGTCAGCACCCGGCTGACGAAGTCCGCCTGTCTTGGGCGGAGCTTCATCGGGAGCAGGGATTGCACCAGCCCGACAGGGACATGCGTCCACAGAGGGGGCAGATGAAATAATTGATAAGGGATCGGCGGCGGCCTACCGGAGGGGCTACCTCGTAGCGGCCGAACCTGCCGCATCCCAACCACCCTGCTTCCGCAGGCCGCGTCGCGCTACGCACTTCGCGGAAAGACGAGACTCCGCCCGAGAGAAACCATCGTCGAGAGGGCCGGGCGGAGCGACCGGGGTACCCAGTCCAAAGAGAAGACTCCCCTGTGCCTTTCGGTAGGGAGGGGAGCCGTTGTAGTTCCTGTTGCTTGCGCGTACAGGAAAAGTGGGGGGCCGGGGAGAGAGGCGACCCCAACAGTCGCGTCATCCCAGCGCAGGTTTCCACAAGGTAATAGCCCACCGACGGGGGCGCCTTGATCTCCTGCTC